GAGGCGGAACGCGAGATTGAAGCGAAGCTGGCAGACAGTCTCGCAAAACTAGATCTTGTCCAAGCCGAAACGAATAAGGTGGAGGCCGGACACAGGTCACTTTTTGTTGCGGGGTGGCGGCCCTTCATTGGTTGGTCATGCGGATTTGCTCTCGCATACACATACGTCCTACAGCCAATCTTGACGTTCGGATTGGCGCAGGCAGGATATTTGATTGATCTCCCTGCCGTAAATTTAGGCGAGATGATGCCGGTTTTGATGGGACTCTTGGGTCTTGGCGGGTTGAGAAGCTGGGAGAAGGTCAAAGGAGTTAGTAGGTAGCCGACATGGCCGTTGATAAAGACCCAAGGTTAGAAAGGGCGGGGGTGTCTGGCTTTAACAAGCCAAGGAAGACGCCGGGCCATCCTACGAAGTCGCATGTAGTTGTGGCAAAGGAGGACGGTGAGGTTAAGACTATCCGTTTCGGTCAACAGGGCGTCAGCGGTGCGGGAAGCAGCGACTCCCCCAAGCAAAAAAAACGGAGGGACTCTTTCCGCGCCCGTCACGCGAAAAACATAAAAAAAGGCAAGATGAGTGCGGCCTACTGGGCGAACAAGGTAAAATGGTCCTAGGGTAGGTCCCTGGGTGTGTTACAAGCCCCGATTATCCCGGCGGATAGACCGGGGCACTTCCTTAAACAACGAAAAGGTGCGTTATGAAAATTGTACAATGGGTTCTAAGCAGAGTTAGCGAACCGTCAAGCTATGCGGCGGTTGCGGCCGGTGTTATCGGTGTCGGCATTTTGACAGGCTTTGAGTGGCTCGCGGTCATTGGCGTCGTCGCTGGCGTCGTCGGTGTGGTCTTGGCCGAGAGAGAAAAAGACTAATGGCGATGAAAGCTGTAGGGGCGGGGGCCAAGGCGGCTCCCGTCAAGAAGCGGACCTCAATCGGCTCCAGTCCCCTCACCCGCGTTAAGAACAAGGGCAAGCGGCTGTCTCACAAGAAGTACAACGGGCAGGGCAGATGAACGTCGAGCAACTTCGCCTAGATCTTGAGCGAGACGAGGGGTGCGTCTACGAAATCTACCTAGACCATTTAGGCTACCCGACTTTTGGCATCGGGCACCTCGTGACTGAGGCGGACATTGAGCACGGCAAGCCCGTGGGAACTGAAGTTAGTGAAGACCGAGTTCAACAGGTGTTCAACTCGGACATCGAGTGCGTCATCGGTGACTGCGACCGAGCCTTTGATGACTTTGGGTCTCTGCCTGAAGACGTGCAACTCGTCGTTGCGAACATGATGTTCAACCTGGGGCTTCCAAGGTTCAACAAATTCAAGAAGATGATCCGGGCGATAAATTTGCGGGACATGCAAACTGCGGCAGACGAGATGATCGCGTCGAGGTGGTATCAGCAAGTCACTGCCAGAGCGAGGCGGCTTGAGGCGGTAATGCGGGTGGTTGAATAATGGACGGAATCCTACTGGCGGAACATCTTTTGAAGTCAATCAAAGAACGTCGGGATAGAGTTTCGGAGATGCTTGTTGCGGGGACAGCAAAAGACTTCGAGGAGTACAAACAATTGGTTGGCAACGTGGAATCTTTAGACTACATAGGCCAAGAGTTAAGAGAAATCTTAGAAAAGGCGGACTGATGTCTAACAAATCTCAGGCTACGAAGCCGGAAGATGTTGTCTCTATAAGTAAAGCCTATGTTGATGTCGATAAGCGGGTCTTGGACCCTGACAAACTCGACCAAAGCTCTCTGGAGCGTATTCCGTCCCCTACTGGTTGGCGGATCCTGATCCTCCCGTATCAGGGCAAGGGAAAGACAGAGGGTGGAATTATCCTCCCGGATTCCGTTGTAGATAGGGAGTCTGTTGCTACCGTTTGTGGTTATGTCCTCAAGGTGGGTCCCCTGGCCTACGAGGACAAGTCAAAGTTCCCCACTGGAGCATGGTGCAAGGAACGTGACTGGGTTATTTTCGGCCGATATGCGGGCGCCCGTTTTAGGATCGACGGCGGCGAAGTCCGCATACTAAACGATGACGAAATCATCGGCATTGTCCAGGATCCGGATGATATCCTGCACTTTTAACATGGGAGCGTACCATGCCTGAGCAAGACCAAGACTTAGTTGTAGATATCCCTACGGAGGGGCCATCGGTGTCGGTGACATTGGAAAACTCCCCCTCCCAAGAAATCAAAGATGCCAAGGAGCCGCAGGAACCCGTTGATCCTGGTTCCGGTGATGACGAAGAGCACGAGGACTACAGCAAGAAGGTGAGGCGGCGCATTGATCGTCTCACGAAGAAGGCACGGGAGGCGGAGCGGCAGCAGGAAGCCGCGATTAGCTACGCCCGGACTGTTCAGGATGAGAACCAGAACCTTCGGACTCGGGTCCAGGACTTAGACGCGGGCTACGTTGCCGAGTACGGCGATAGGGTGGCCACCCAGTCCAGTTCTATTGAGAGGGACTTGGAGACGGCGATAGCTACAAACGACACCGCGGCTCAGGTATCCCTAAATAGGAAACTTTCCCAACTCGCTATTGAAGAAGAGCGCGTCAGAGCGGCAAAACAACAGATCTCTGCCCAGGCGCAGGTTGCCCAGCAGCAGGTCCAACAGCAAGATCCCCAACAGCAACAAGTTAACCAGCAGCAAGTTCCTGTCCGCCCCGACGCTAAGGCAGAGAAGTGGGCATCAAACAACGCTTGGTTTGGGGAAGACGACGCCATGACCTTCGCGGCCTTCGGAATCCACAAGACTTTGATTGAGGATGAAGGCTTTGACACTCAAAACCCCGAGTACTACACTGAAATAGATAAAAGGATTCGAGAAGCTTTCCCTAACAAGTTTGAGGGTTCGTCTGACTCGGGCAACGGAGGACGCCGACTGCAACAGTCGGTAGCTTCTGCAACACGCACCGGTAGCTCCGGGCGCAAGACGGTAAGGCTAACTCCCAGTGAAGTCGCAATAGCACAGAAACTAGGGGTTCCTCTCGACCAGTACGCGAAACACAAACGCTAGGAGAACGGACGATGGCTGAAGAATCTATTGAACGCGCTCCACGCGCAGCCCGGACAAGAGCGGCGAAGCCGCAACGCAAACCCTGGGCCCCCCCGTCCTTATTGGACGCACCCCCCGCACCGGATGGCTACAAGCATAGGTGGATCCGAGCCGAAGTTAGGGGTTTTGACGACCGCAAGAACGTCTCCTCTCGAATAAGAGAGGGATGGGAATTGGTTCGTCGTGACGAATATCCTGATTTTGAAGCTCCCACTATTGATAGTGGCCGATACGAAGGTGTTTTTGGTGTCGGAGGACTGTTGCTGGCTCGTATCCCAGTTGAGACCATTGCAGAGCGCAACGATTACTTCGGTAAGATGAACACCGACGCAATGACTGCGGTCGATAATGATCTCATGAAGGAGACCCAGCATCATTCGATGGCGATTCAGAAACCTGAGCGCCAGTCGCGTGTCACGTTTGGAGGACCTAAGGAGACTTAGGCCTACTGTTTTAACCCCTTTGCTTCAAGGAGCAATTTAGATGGCTAACACCAACGGAAGCTTCGGCCTCCGTCCGCTTAACAAATTAGGCGGCGGAGCCAATTCTACGGGGCTTACTGGCTATACCTCATATGAGATTGCCTCGGACAACACTGACAAAATCTACCACGGTCAGATCGTTGTACCCCTCGCTTCGGGATACATCGACCATACGACCAATGCCGCTGGTGGAACTGTTAGTGCTCTAGGCGTTTTTCAGGGTTGCGAGTATGTCTCAAGCACCACAGGCAAACCAACCTGGAGTAACTACTGGCCCGGATCCGGGGCGGATAGTAACCACCCGGTCAAAGCCTTTGTTAACGACGACCCCAGCCAGTTGTACGTAGTTGCAACTGATGCCACGTGGACTAGCAAGGCGACGGCGCGCGCGAGTGTGTTCTTGAATGCCAGCACGTCTACGGGCATCACCGGAACGGACACCACGGGTCTTTCTCTGGGACGCTTGGCAATTAGTACCCTGGCAACAACCAATAGTTTGACCCTGCGGGTCATGGGTTGGGTCGAAGATCCTTTGAACGAGGATTTTGCGGCTGCCGGGATTGGCGCAATCGTTCGGTTGAACAACAGCTTTAATGCACCCACGGGTTCCATTGCGGCTGGTACTGTTTCGACAACCGGCGTATAGGAGGGTTTGAATAATGGCTATTAGTAGAGCCCAACTCGTAAAGGAGTTGGAACCCGGCCTGAACGCATTGTTCGGAATGGAGTACGATCAGTACGACCGCGAGCACGAGATGATTTTCTCGATGGAAAGCTCGGATCGTGCCTTTGAAGAAGAAGTCATGCTGAGTGGTTTCGGAGCAGCGCCAACTAAAGGCGAAGGTAGCTCGGTCAACTACGACGATGCACAGGAAGCGTACACCGCTAGGTATACGATGGAGACTATCGCACTTGCCTTTTCCATTACGGAAGAAGCGATTGAAGATAACCTCTATGACCGCCTAGCCTCGCGCTACACCCGTGCCCTCGCTCGCAGCATGAGCCAGACGAAGCAAGTTAAGGCCGCCTCGGTTCTTAACAACGCTTTTGACGACGGGTTCACGGGCGGTGACGGTAAGGAGCTTTGTGCTACGGACCATCCACTCGTCAGTGGCAACACTTTCCGCAACGAACTGACCGTAGCGGCCGATCTCAATGAGACCAGCCTAGAGCAGTCCCTTATTGATATTTCTAGTTTTGTTGACGAGCGGGGCCTCAAGGTTGCCGTTCGTGGAATGAAGCTGATTATTCCTAAGGAACTCCAGTTCACCGCGGATCGTCTCTTGGAGTCCACCCTTCGTACCGGCACTGCTGATAACGACATCAATGCAGTTCGGAACATGGGAATGCTTCCAGAAGGCTACGACGTCAACCACTACCTAAACGACACGGATGCGTTCTTCATTATTACGAACGCGCCCAACGGTCTGAAAGGTTTCAATCGCTCTGCGATCAAAACCTCGATGGAAGGCGACTTCGACACCGGAAACGTGCGGTACAAGGCTCGCGAACGCTATGCGTTTGGCTGGTCGGACCCTCGCGGCATCTTCGGTTCACCCGGAGCGGCATAAGAAAAGGGGGAGGGTTTTCCCTCCCCCACTTTCTGGGATCCTTTAGCCCTAGCGACTGTCCCAGCAGACGCTTACGAAGACTCTAGGGCCGAATCTCTCGTAAGGAGGAACCAAAATGGCTAATACAAGTTTCAACGGTCCCGTCCGTTCAGAAAACGGCTTTCAAGACATTTCTGTTGCCGATGCCACGGGCGCGGTAACGACGAACAGCACCTACGGCACTAACGCCTCGGTTGGCGGCACTCTTGCTGTCACAGGCTATGCCTCGTTCACAACCGGTATTGCCAACCCCACGGGTCTTGTAGGTGGAAGCATTACTGCGAAGACGCAAATGGCTAACGCCTTTGCTGCTGCTTTGACCAAGAACACGCACTACCTAAGCCCTGCGAACGGTGCCGCAATTACCGCAACTATGCCAACTAACGCCGCTTCTACGGTCGGAGATGTAATCGTCGTTGAATACCAAGTGGGTATTGCTAACAGTGCTACACATAAGTTTGGCACTGCTGGTCAGTTCTTCATGGCTAAGTCCGCCGTTTACAAGAAGACGGGTGCGACAAGTTCTGCGGTTGGTCTTATCGATACGGTTGATGTAGCCGACGGAACTGGCGATGATTTTCTTAATCTTATCGGCCTGACTAATGCGGGTCCGGGCATCGGAAGCTACGTTGTCTTCTCCTTTAACGGTACTCTCTGGAGGGCTGAAGCTCGTTGTACGTCTTCGGGCACAGGCGCAGCCGCCAACCTCTCCGTTTTTGCTACCACATAATTGAATAGGTGGAGGTGCAGGAGCCTCCACCTTTTTAGGAGTTTGATATGGCGGAAGTAAGCGTACAAGCCATCACAATCAGCGACGAGGTTGTAGCCGATGCTGACTTCATTGTTACCGCAGCGAGACCAAACACCACGGCTACTCTAGCAAACACTTCGTTTGCTTCTGGCGGCGCTCGACTTCTGTCAGTCACGACAGCCGGAACGGGCGACAATGGCAAGACAACAACCATCACAGGCACGAACGTGCTTGATGAGGTCATTAGCGAGATCATAACCTCAACCGGTTCGGCTGAAGCGGTGAACGGCACCAAATACTTCAAGACGGTCACCTCGGTGGTTTGCTCCGCTCAATATGCGGCAAATATCACAGTGGGAAGCCTAGCGTCCGCAGCCCAGGCTATCTTTGCGGGCCCTACTCGGTTGAAGGGGTTCTTTGTTGTCTCTGGTGCGGCGGCGGGTATCGTCAGCCTGTATGACGGGGCCCCTATTTCTGGATCCATTCTGTTCAAGACACGAACCCTAGGCACGGATAACACGTTGATTAACGACACGTTCATCCCTGGTGAAGGGGTGTTGTTCAGGAACGGGGCAGTGGTCCAGTACACGGTTGGAACGGTTGACCTTATGACTTTCTTCTACGCCTAGACCGTGAGCCATGGCGGTTTCCGGATCTAAGGATTTTGAGCTTGATGTAGCGGAATACATTGAGGAAGCCTTTGAGCGTTGTGGTTTAGAGGTTCGTACGGGTTACGACTCCGTGACCGCCCGCCGTTCTCTAAACCTCTTGTTTGCGGATTGGGCAAACCGCGGTCTGAATCGTTGGACTATCCAGCAGTTCTCTCAGACTCTTGCTTCCGGCGTGACTGATTACCCTGTCGGGGATATTCCGGCCACTGTCGCCGCTTCGGGCAGCCTGACTGTTGGTGAGACCCTTACGGGTGGCACTAGTGGCACCACGGCGAAGATAATTACGAAACCCACCTCGACGAGCCTCACCCTTACAGTGCCCTCCGGTTCCTTTACCGCTGGAGAAACCATTACGGGTGGCACCAGTGCAGCATCTACTACGATAAGCGCGAACCCCGGCCTGTCGGATGTGCGGTCTACGATAGATATCTTGACGGGTGTAATCCGTAGGGACAACTCAGACATCTCTATTTCTCAGATAAGCCGGGACACGTACTTAACGATTCCAAACAAGTCCACCACGGGCCGACCCGTACAGTATTATTTCGACCGGCAGATAGTCCCTGTCCTCAAGTTGTGGCCGTCCCCGGAGAACAGCACCGACGTATTCATTTACGACCGATTGGTGCGCGTAGACGACGCGGATGCTTCGGTGAATACGGCAGAGGTTCCCTTCAGGTTTTACCCTTGCCTCGCTGCTGGCTTGGCCTACTACTTGGCTTTGAAGCGTGCTCCAGACAGAGTGCAGATACTGAAAGCAATCTACGAGGAAGAGTTTGAACGCGCGGCCCTGGAAGATCGTGACAAAACCAGCACATATGCGGTGCCGACTTACACTTACGGGTTCACGAGCTAATGGCTAGGTACGCCTCAGACAAGTACGCCCTTGGTATCTCTGACAAGACGGGCGTGGCTTACCGCCTCCGGGACATGCGGAAAGAGTGGACGGGCCTTCTGGTTGGGAAGGACGAGTGGGAGGTCAAGCAGCCTCAACTAACTATTCTCAGGGTGCAAGCGGACCCCGAAGCTCTTAGGAATGCCCGGCCGGACCGGACAGAGCCTGCGGTATCTGTTCTTCTGCCCTTCAACCCGTTTACTTCGGTTAGCCCAGGATCTTCTAGTATTACTGTTAGGGAACCGGGAAACTCAAGAACTACGGGAGATGTTGTGCGTTTCCGTTCTTGCGAGGCCTTTGATGGGTTCACGCAGGCTGTTCTCCAGTCTTCTAGTGGATACGCAGTTACCGTCGTGGACGACAATTCTTACACTTTTTCGGCAACCGGCGAGACCGCGTCTGCGGGTTCCGTTCAGGGCGGCGGGGGCACTGCCTCATCCGGTCCTGTTACGCTGGAAAGTTGAGGGTTGAGGCATGGCGTATACCTTTACAACACTAAAAACAGCCATCCAGGACTACGTTCAGAGTACAGAATCAACCTTTGTCAGCCAACTGTCCAGGTTCATCCTAAATGCCGAGGAACGCATCCTGAAAGGGTGCCAGTTAGACGTGTTTCGGAAGTCGTCTCAAGGTTCCGGAACTTCGGGCAATTCTTACTTGCAAAAGCCTTCAGACTTCCTGGCTCAGAACTCTCTGAGTGTTGCCGTGGCGGGCAGTAAACAGTTTCTGTTGTACAAGCAAGTTACCCTTCTTCAGGACTACACCCCTGACCCCACGACTACGGGTGTCCCTAAGTATTATGGCGACTGGGACGAGGCAACTTTCCTCTTAGCTCCGACGCCAGACAGCGCCTACACCTTCGAGCTACACTATTTCTACCGCCCGGCTTCCATCACAGAAACAGGGGATGGCACCAGTTGGCTCGGGACAAACGCAGAGCTAGCTCTCCTGTACGGCTCTTTAATCGAGGCATATACCTTCCTCAAGGGCGAGGCAGATCTTTTGGCCTTGTACGACGCGCGTTTCCAGGAGGCTCTTCAAGGTTTGAAGAACCTCGGTGAGGGGCTCCAGACTAGAGACCAGTATCGCTACGACCGCGTCCGTAGGGGCCCGGCGTGACGTTCCCCGCCTCTAGCAATGGCAGCTTAGGCACCGTGTCTGTATTCACGTCGAATAACGGCGGCCATTCGTCCGATGATATAGCCGAGATGGCTTTGAACAAGATAATGTCTGTCTCAGAGAACGCCCCTTCTTTCATACGAGATCAGGCACTGGCGCACAGAGATGAATTGAAAGAAGTCCTGGTTTTTTATATGAAGAAGATGGCCAGGAGCGAAAGAACGACCCTTTGGGCGCTGCTGGAAAAGCAGGGGCATTGCGACATGGCAGAGATTGTAAGGAGACTGTAATGGCTATCGGAACCTCCGCAATATGCGGGACATTTAAGAGAGAGGCGTTGGCCGGGATTCATTTCATCACCGCGCACACGCGGACGGGGTCGAGTGCTATTGGAGCGGATGCCCTGAAGATTGCCCTGTACACCAATTCCTCGTCCTTCGACGCGGACACCACAGGGTATACCACGAGCGAAGAGATCTCTGGGACCAACTACACGGCGGGGGGCAATACGCTGGCCAGCGCCACAATTGGTCTTGGGGATAACAGCAGTTCCGTGCCGACAGCCTTCGTGGATTTTGCAGATACGACGTGGTCTACGGCTACTATAACGAATGCTCGGGGAGCCCTGATTTACAACAGCACTCTCGCCACAGCGGGTACTGGGTCTACGACCAACCATGCTGCAAAACCTTCGATTGCGATCATTAACTTCGGCGGAGACAAGTCGTCTAGCGCCGGAGATTTCACCGTACAGTTTCCGACCAATGACGCGAACACCGCGATTATCCGGGTAGCTTAATGGCAATTGTCTCCGGCTGGGGCCGAGGTACTTGGGACGAGGGGGCTTGGAATAGTGCAATTCCGGTTTCCGTCACGGGTGTCTCAGCAGCCACGGCCGCAGGCGCAGTTGGTATTGGCAAAGCTTTTACGGTCACGGGTGTCTCGGCAGCCAGTGCAGCCGGGTCGGTTTCGGTAGTAGGTGAGGCTAATGTTGCTGTTACGGGTGTTTCCGCAGCTTCGGGTGTAGGATCAGTATCCGTATCAGGGGTGGTAAACCTCTTTCCTTCGGGTGTTTCCGCAGCGACAGCCGCAGGTGATGTACAGTTGAACTTTAGGTTTACTGTTACGGGTGTTTCGGCAGCGACGGCTGCGGGCGGCGTGCTTATATGGAATGAGATCGTTCCGGGACAAACTACCAGGTGGGGTGAAACGGTCCCAGGGCAGACTGCAAATTGGACTCAGATAGCAGCATAGGATAGCGACATGGCTTCTACATTCACAACGAGCTTCGGGATTGAGAAGATCGGCACTGGCGAGCAGGCCGGGGCGTGGGGAACAACGACAAACCATAACGCCGACATCCTGGACAGGATCGCCTCATACAAGTCGGTTGGGTTGTCGGGGACGACGCACACGCTGACGGTGCGAGAGGCCTCTCCCGGCGCAGGCACTGAAAACCTCCAGGATGGCATGTACCGTGTGATTAAATTCACGGGTGCCCTTGGCGCGAACAACACGGTCACGATTGCCCCAAACACAAGCGCCGCCTGGTTTATCATTGAGAACGCCACCACCGACTCTGGGTCGAGTGGCCCCTACTCGGTAATCCTTACGCAGGGATCCGGGGCAAACGTCACCCTCCAGAACGGCAAGAATGCAATCGTATATTGCGACGGCGCGGGATCTGGCGCGGTCATCTATAACGCCCTCAACGATCTACAGATGGCCACTCTTGAGGTGACGGGCGCGGCGACAGTCGATGGCGCGTTAACCGTTGCCGGAACGACTACGGCTGTGGCTCTGACGGCGTCGGGCCTAGTTACCGCTGGCGCAAAGCTCGATATGAACGGCACCGAGTTAATCCTTGACGCCGACGCCGACACTTCAATTACTGCTGACACCGACGATCAGATCGACATTCGGATTGCTGGGGCGGATGACTTCCAGTTCACGGCAAACACGTTCACGGCACAGTCTGGCAGTACAATTGCCGCACAAGCCTTGACGGCTACCACTGTGACAGCAAGTGCCATAGTTACCGCTAACGCCAAACTAGACCTAAACGGCACCGAGTTAATCCTCGACGTAGATGCCGACACGAGTATCACAGCCGACACCGACGACACAATTGATGTGCGTATTGCCGGAGCCGATGATTTTCAATTTACAGCCAACGACTTCACGGCTCTATCCGGATCGGTAATTTCCACCAATACCATTGCAGAAACAACTGCCGCGTCAGGCGTCACGATTGACGGTCTTCTGATCAAAGACGGGGCGCTTTCTGATCTTGTTTTACCCGCGGTTAGCGGAATCATCGAAGCCAACGCCAACTTCATTGATATGTGTTTGGTCGGCCCAAGCATTGACGGTCAAAGTTGGAACGGCAAGTTCTCGAACGGCGCAGTCTGGACATCCTTGATGCTCGCAACTGTCGAGACATCTGGCAGTGACGCTCAAGTAAATATATGGGACTTAGCGTCAAGCGTCCTTGCGAGCGCAACGCCGCTAGCAACACTCACTTTGTCGGGGGCGACACCAACGAGCATCGCAGCATCGATGGGCTATCTCATTGTCGGCACCAGCGATCAGGGCATTCACATTGTTGACCCGCACGACGGTGCGTGGGCCGAGCGCACGAATGGCTGGCCCCGCACATTGTCCACCAGCACGGCACCGGCACTGGATAGTAATGATGTTTCGATGGTTGCTGCTAAGGTTGTCGATTCGAGTGGGTTTGACGCACGAACAGGCGGATCGATTCCCACATTCGGAGCGCTCTTCGCGGCTGGCGAAACCAAAACGGCGTCCTTGATTAAAACCGATGGAAACGTCTGGGATATTACGGGCGAGTCCCCAGCGACTGGGGTTGTTGGGTTTCAGGGTAACGATTTTATTTTTCCCAGGTCAGCAACCGACACTCGTAGATTTGAAGTTAATCTTATTAACGCGGACGTCGCGTCCTCTAGCGGTGACAGTTATAACGACTCTGCTTCTTACCCCGCAGGGTTTGCCACAACGACCGCGTTTTCAGCCTCTGGGATGAAATCGGCGTGGGCGTCAACGAGCGGGACTTCGTTCAAACTCAGGGGCGATAACGTCTACGCATCTTCGGGTGCCAGCATCAACCGAACGTACAACACCGGTTATTTGCTCGGTGATATTAGAGGCGCGTGGCTGGCTAACAGCGTGACAGCCGACCGCTCGTACCAAGCCAACACACTTACACAGAACGGCACAGTCACTGAAGCGGTTGTGGCGTCTGGCGCAGAATTAAAACAATACTCCGGGTTTAGCTCATCGAATTATCTAGCTGTTGGCAGTAACGCGGACTGGGATGTAATCGGCACTGGCTCTGCGACCAGTTATGGCTGGGCGCGTTACATCAGCGGCGATGACGGAATGCTGTGGGGTTTTGGAAATAGCGGTAATACGATTCGCTTTCATGTCATGGCGGTCAGCAACGGAACGATAAACATCGTCGATGATGGGGCGACAGCAGCGGTCAGCGTCAATAGTGGAAACGTGTTGTTTACTGACGGCGCATGGCATCACATCGCATTTGTCCGCGTTAGCAGCACAGAACGCCATCTCTACGTTGACGGTGTTTTAAGGAACTCGTCAACCACAGATGCTGGGTCACTGTCATCGAGCGGTAATCTTCCGTGGAATATCGGCATACAACAGGACAATTCAACCAATCCCGCCAACGCCACGGCTGTGTCGCTGGTTCGCTTCACAAAAGACGCTATGACCGCCACGATGGTTCGACAGATATACGACGCCGAAGCTCCGATGTATTTGGCGAACGCCAAAGTTCTTCTCCAGTCCGGCAGTACCGATATTGTGCTCGACGCCGAAGTTGACCCCTTAACGAAAAAGGTGATTGTCACTCAGACAGACAGCCAGGAAATCTTCAACGGGCTTGCCATTGAGACTGAACGAACGGTAGCAACTGGTGGCTCCACGTTCGAGCATGGTGCCATATTTGGAGATGCGGTAGCGGAAATCAATAACGCAAACCTGTTCGCATCCACTCCTGCAACTGACCAACGGCAAGTCAACGAGATGGTCCGATCTCTGTCGGCTGATCTTCCTGCCGGTATCGATCTCGGCAAGGCTAAGGCATGGCTTTTCCAGTCATCCAACGGTTCGACGCCAGTGATTGCGTCGTCGTTCAATATCAGCTCGGTCTCGCGTGATGCCCAAGGGGAGTACACGGTCACATATGCCGCGCCGTTCAAGTCGAAACCAATCGGCGCGTCTGCGGGAGGTAACTACTACACTCTCGGCTATAACGCCGGTTCATCGACCGGCCAATCGGCAAAATTATTTGCGCAGTACCATGATGGGGTTAGGTACGATTCTGCTTTCTACATTGTTTGGTTCGGAGAATTAGAAAATGAATAATCGCATCGTCACCGCTGAGGGTGCGGT